TAATAGATAAAACTTCTTTACTGCCTTGGTCTAAAGTTACAATGTATGGTAATTTAATTCCTGTTTTTTCTCCAGTCTCTTGATTTAAATCTTCAAAACCTTCTAAGTCTAAATCAACGTGATATTCTAGAATTGTAAAATCATTTTCAGAAACTTTTAATGAGTGGATGATTGCTTCCGCATCGTCTAATGAGGTAGCCGTATACGGAACAATCAAATCCTCAGCAGGAATAAATTTACTCACTGCTCTACCTAATAGCTCATCATAATAAACTTTTTTAAAAGTTGATCCAGCTAGGGGCAAATGAAATAACATTTGATCGAACTCAGGTTCGTATTCTTTCATCTGATCCATTACTAGGTAATTCATATAATCTTTAACTCTAACTGCCTGCTCTTGGACAGGAGGTGAATCGACTCCGACAACATCAGTTCTTACAGGGCCATCTGCAGGTAGTAATTCTTTATAAGCTTGTGCTTGAAACTGTGTAACTGCTTCTGCTAAAACTGGATGTGTGGCACCACTTGCACCTTGGAAAGGTTCAGTTCTGTTTTCGTATTTGAATCCTAATAAATCTAAACCTTCAATATAAGATTGTTCCCAATCCTTTCTTGAAGTTTTGTAATCCATATAGTTTTGAACCATTTCATTTCCTAATGGTTCTAAAATATCTTCAGGTAATATATCTGCTAAATTATCAAAATGATTTTCTGTTCCAGGTATATTAATTGCACCTGGTTCAAAATCGATTATTGCACCACCATCTTCTTCAGGCGTAACTTCAACGGGACCTTTTTCTACGATCTCTTCTTGTTCTGCTACTTCTTCAGCTGGTACTTCGACTTCTGTTCTTACTTCGTTAGGAAGTGACTTATCAATATCTGCCATTTAAATTTCTCCAATCTTACTGTTTAACTTGTTTTAAAGGAATTTTCAAGCCTTGTGGATTAGGACCAGATTTTGGTGGTGGGCCAGACTTCACGCCTCCTGAACCTAGCGGTTTGTCAATCATACCACCATCTTTCATCTCTTCTCGCATTTCTTTCAAGACTAATTGAATAGCAGATAATTCTGACATATTGCCAAGCATGTCTCTGACACGCTTTTCAAATTCTTTTTTCTTATCGTCACTAAAATTTTTTGAATACTTATCTGTTAACTCTGACATCAGTAATACACTCGTTGTTTTTGTTCTTTGACTTCATCCACATAATCTTCTGGATGTTCAATCAAACCACCTTGTCTAAATCTCATGATCGCTTGTGTGGTGGAATCCACAAGGTCATCGTGATCTCCATAAGGAAAAGATGCACACTCTTCAATCACCTCTTCAGCAAACTTTTGCTTAGGAGCCCATATCATACCAGATTCAAACAAAGGTGCAACAGCATTTACACGAGCGTGCTTATCGTTTCCTTTAGATGGGGTATAGTTCATTACAGGTATATCCATTTTCCGTAGTTCGTAGGTCAAAGGCAATCCAGACGCTTTCGCCTCCACGATTACTGTTTCAGGATTCCAGTATCTATATTGCTCTAATGCCAAACGTCTGAGTTCAGGAAACTCGTATCTTCCTTTAATTGCATCAAGCAAAATTAAATTAGCACCTGAGTCTTCTGTTGGATAAAACACACCCCAAGTGGTAATGGCACTATAATCCGCTGTTTCCTTTTTCAGGAAAGCTGTATCGTAAGATTGTATGACATGGTAGATGGGAGGGATGTCATCCTTCTCATACGTTCGCCACCACTCACGTTTCAAGATTGCACCTTCCTCAGATGTTGGTTGTTGCATCCACTGTGCATTCCATTTGGTTACAGGAAGTGCCGCTTTAACTTTTTCTAATTCATCCAATGTCCAATATTCAGGCCGCACGGGTTTGGGTTTTGATTCATGGTCCATGATCGCTGGAAACTCAACCACGTGCCACTGATCAGATTTTGCTTCCTTCTGATTTGCAATCAAGGCTCCTGTTAAATCTTTCGTACTCCACCTGGTCATGACCAAAACAATTTTACCACCAGGTTGCAAACGTTGACGAGGTCCTGATGTATACCATTCGTAAGCTCGCTCTAAAGACATCTTGGACATTGCATCTTGTTCCGAGTGTGGGTCATCAATAATCAATAAATCCGCACCACGGCCCGTGATTGCACCGCCAACACCAGCTGCAAAATATTCACCGCCATCAGAAGTTTCCCAACGTCCCGCTGCCTGACTATCTTCTCTTAAAGTTGTTTTGAAAACTTTTCTATAATCATCGCTATCGATTAAAGTTTTTGCTTTACGACCGAATCTTACTGCTAGTTCTGCCGTGTGTGTTGCTTGAATGATCTTGAGCTTTGGATCACGGCCCACCATCCATGCTGGCAGAAGATAAGATGCAAACTCTGATTTGGTATGTCTGGGTGGCATGTTAATAATCAAACGATTTATTTCACCCGTGGCTAATTTATTAAACTTGTCTGCAATGTGCCTGTGGTGGGACCCCTCTACAAAATCTGGCCACACACATTTAACAAAAGATAAGAAATCATTCTTAGCCTTATTCTGTATCTTTTTTTCAGCATGCAATACTTGAAGTTTTTTAAAAGTCTTTCGTACGTCTGCAGGTAAATTACTTATGTCTATATTGTTTAAGTCCATTCGAAAAAATTTTTTGTAAAATTTTTTGCACCATCAAAGGTGTTTTTGATAAGTTTTTTACAGGGTCTGACAATATAAATCAAGCATATATATACATACATTAGGATCCCTATCTACAGAAAAAGGGGATAAGGTACTTCGTACTCTTATTTTTTGGGCGCGATTTAGGATCCATTTACAAGCTATCATGGATCAAGGATCACGGCTCACAAACAAAAAACGCGCCCCCAAAATTTGGGGGCGCGTGGTTAACTAACTTGAGAGAAGATCTATTGTGTAAGTTCGGGGAACGGGAACGCCAATTGAATTGGCTTTGATTTAGGATTTTCTAAAATAGAAATTTTTAAACCACCAAACTCTAAATTAATTCCCGCTTTCAATTTAAATATGTTTTCGGCCAATCCTTTAAAACCATGAAACACGTTGAATTTAAAAAACAACTCGTCTTCCAACTGATCCACAGTATTAAAAGTTTTTACATATTTTCCATTTTTAACATTAAGATCAATGTCTTCAATTGGATTATATATATTTAATGTTTTCATATTTTACCTCTTTTTTTATTTTTTAATTATCTTGTAATCTATAAAAAAATAATTAAATTATCAAGGATAATAAATTAAAAAAAAGGATAATAAATATGAGTAAATATAATGGTTGGTCTAATTATGAAACTTGGAATTTCAAGTTATGGTTAGATAATGATCAAGATCTTCACAATTACATTATTGGTGAAATCAAAAAAATTAGAGAAATTGGAACCTCACATATTCACGAAGTTTCAGAAGTATCTAATTTTTTAAAATCTTATATTGATGACAATGTACCTAATTTGAACGTATCGACTAGAAGTCAATCGGTTCATGGTTCAATGTCCGATAAAAATGGATTTTATCAAGATATCTTGAACGCGGGCTTACGTGAGATTAACACGTATGAAATCGCTGAAAGCTATCTTGAAGATCTCAAAGAAGTCGCTTAAAGATCCTTGACCCGTGAGCCATTGCTCACGGGTCATGTTTAGAGGGTCACTAGTTGAAATAACATTGGCCTCTCGCGACGGCGGGGCTAGTGACCCTCTAAACATTGGGATTTTATTTTTATTTTATTTTTCAAGGCGCAAGCTAAAAATCTCATTAACAAGCGCGCAAGCGAAAAAATTTACATAAACAACGCGCAAGCGGTTTATGATTCATGGCTCATGGATCATGGTTTTAAAAAAGTTTTACACGGCCTATGGATCACGGCTTTTTGCAAGTTAAATAACCCACGCCCAACGGGGTCAAGGTTATTAAGAATTTAAGAAAAATATATAATAATCAATAATAATTGATTAATTTAATGACAAAATTTTTAAGGTTATATTACAAACAATTATCGCAAAAATTGGGGTCAATATTACTTCTAAAATCGGGTCTTAAAACGTCCAAACAATCTAAACACTTATAGCCCCGCGCGTCAATCTCACGCCCGTTCTCATTGTCTTTATGAGTGAACGCGAAAAAATCTCGCAATTCATTTATTTTCATTTTTTTAAATTCAACCACGTTTAAATCGGGGTCATTTTCGACCATAATTAAAAAGTCTTTTTTAGTATATCTTTTATATTTACTCACGGGGGGACAACTTACCATAGCAATTAATGCATAAACAATTAAAATGGATCATATTAGGTTTGTCTAATTCATTGTCCCATAATAAAATTGTGTCTTCATCTTCATCATTGCAATAATTACATTTTTTATTTTCTTTTAAGTCTTCTATATTCATCATACATTTTCATTAATTCATAACTATTACAATTTTCGGCAAACTCTTTTAACTCTTCACGCATCTTTTTTCGGTCTTCAAACGCTTTTTGTTTATTGCCGTCTATAACTTCAAAATGTTTGTCTGTTAATTCTGTCATAATTATTCATCTAGTTTTTTATAATAACCTTCAAGCCATAACCTAATTTTAACACGGGTTGCGCTATCTATTTTTAAGTCTTTAATATCTAATAATAATTGTTTTATTAGATGTAATTTTCCATAATTCGATCCCGTATTATAAGAATTTACAGACCCCTTTAAGGCCTCAAAAAGTAATTCATTATTTTTTTTATCCATATTTATTTTACCTTCCTAACTTTAAGACTTTTTTTCAATTCTTTAAAACCGTGTTTTCGACCGTAATTCTTAAATTCATTATCTAAAACTCGATTTCTAAATTTTTCAACGTCTTCAATTAAAATTTGTATTTCTCTTTTTTGAATAAAACCGCCTCTATAAATTTCATATAATTTATGAAGTATTGATTTAAATTCTCTATCAGCTAAATATAAATTTTCCATTTTTTACTGTTGTTTAATTACTTGCAAGCCTACTTCACATATTGATTTCAATAGTGTTTCATGGAATATTTTACCACGCGTTCCAGTAAATTCTATTGTTTGGCCGTCATGGTTTAATGTCCCAAATTTAAACTTAACTTTAATTTTACTTTTTACATTATCGCTAGTTCTAACGGTAAGATCACCGCTAAAATCAACGTCTGTTATTACATCAATCATATTTATATTATCCTTTTTATTTATTTCTTTATACGGGGGATAATATATTATTATCCCCCATAGTCAATATTAATTACTTATTTGTTTTAAAGTGTTAGGGTTTAATGCATAATCAAGCATATTAGAGCCATTGCCTAACGCCTCATTTAAATCAACCGCTCTAGCCATTAAATTTGGATAAGACAAAGTTAACAATAAATTTCTCGCTTGATCGTCAAGTTTATCTAATTCCTGTCCCTCTTTAGTTGATTTTCTAAATTGATTTGTTAACTCTTCACGGCAAATTTTTTCTAATTTAACGTTAAAGTCTTCAAAATCGCTGTCATACATCGACCAATGAACGTCCCAACCGTTAATTTTAGATTGACGTTCACAAATTGTTTCAACTTTTTTAGCCTTAGATTTTACCGCGTCTTTTAAAGCCTCTAATTTACTCTCATAAGAACGTTTAAAATTTGTCAATTCATTACTGACTTTTTTTAATTCCTGTAAGTCTTTTTTAACTTTAATAGATTGTAAAAATGATTGATATTTTTTGTTAAAAACTTTATCAACCATATTATCTAACGCTCTATTTAATTGACGCTTTTTTTCGGCCGTACTTTCTTTAATTGTTTTCTCGTACGTTTTTATTTTCTTATCCGAAAAAACAACTTGTTTATATGTTTCATCTTTTTTCATATTTATATTATCCTTTTTAGTTATTTGTTTATTATCCCTCAATATCCTATTGACAAATAGAAGTCAAGCCCCTATATACGAAAATGATAATAATTATTTTATTGTCTTTTTTTGCCCCGTTAGGGTTTTAAGGTTCGCTAATCTTAACGGGGTTTTAATTAATGAAAGTTATAAATTATGAAAAAAACTAAAAATAAAAATAAACTTAATAAAAATGAAGTTGAATTTTTAAAATATCAAGATCACGCCTACAATGTTTTAGAGCAATTAATAAATGATGGTTGGGATCGATTTAAATTTGATCAACCGCCCGAATTTATTTTAACAATGAGTTTTTTAAATAGTGTATTAACACACCCTAATTTAGGACGTGAGGGCAAAAACGCTTGGTTAAAAGGTATTAAAAACATTTTAAAAGATTTACCCGATGATAGCGAGGACGCGTATAAAAAAATGTTTCCCGAAAATAATGAAGATACAATTAAAACACTAAAAAAATCAGTTTTAAATTAATATGAAATATACTTATAAACCGCAAAAAAAATTGTTAGGCTCTTCAACCTACAAAATGCAAAAATCGGGTAAGTATAAATTTTTAAGTGAAATATTACATTTAGCCCCGTCTAATATTGGGGGCGTTAATATATGCGCTAGCGCGTCCCCCGTTTGTATTGACTTATGTTTAAATACTAGCGGGCGGGGACAAATGACTAGCGTGCAAAAATCAAGATTAAATAAAAAATTTTATTTCTTAGCTGATAGGCCTAAATTTTTAGAGCATTTAGACAAAGAAATTAAATTAGGTTATGAACGGGCAAAAAGAAAAAAATTAAAATACACTGTTAGATTGAACGGCACGTCCGATTTACCGTTCGAGCGTTATTTATTAAAAAATGGTAAAAATTTAATGCAAAATAATCCCGATGTCCAATTCATCGACTATACAAAAATCACTAATAGATTAAATAGAAAAAATAAAATTCCAAAAAATTATAATTTAACATATTCGCAAGCCGAAAATAATTTAGAAGATGTTAAAAAAGTATTGAAGACTAAATATAACATAGCAACAGTATTTAGAAAAAAATTGCCTAAAACATGGTTAGGCCGAAGAGTGATTGACGGTGATAAACATGATTTAAGACACTTAGACCCGCAAAAAGTTATTATAGGTTTAAGGGCTAAGGGTAAGGCAAAAAAGGATCAACGGGGCTTTGTTAAAAATGTTTAAAACAGTTTATTTAAATAAGCATAATCAAATTTTAAACCCTAATCACTTTAAAAGAATAAACGACGGTCGAGCCTTAACAAAATCACAATTAAAATTATTAGGATTGAAAAAAATAAAACTCACAAGCGATCAAGCTAATGATGGTTTTATACAAACAATGGTCGAAGGTATAAAGAATTAATGAATTTATATAACGTACTTAATCGATGAAGTATGAAGTTTATATAAATGGGCGATACTGTAATCCCGCATTGCTAAAGCACAGGAACCAACAGGCGCAAGCGCAAGCGTCTGTTGGGATAAAACACAATCTAAACCAACAAGCGCACAAGCGAGGTTAAAATGAACAAAAGTTATAGTGTAAGAATAGATATACCAGATACTGATTTGTATAGTGAGGATATTGAACAAATTATATATGGTGGTTTAAAGCATATAATTGGTAGTAAAATTGAAAAAACTGATATCGATGTTATTGAATTGGATACGATTGAAGAGCAACATCAAAATCACATACAAGCGAGGAAAATATGACAGAAAATGAAATATTAAAAAGTAGGGTTGCTGAGTTAAGCAAACAAAATACATTATTAGCGGATAATATAACAAAAATATGTTGTCAAGCTGATGAAGACACCCCAAGCGAATATCGAACTAGACATTTTAGAAATACGATGGATAGTGCTTATGAATATTTAGAAAAAATAAATTACTTTAAGAGGGACGAATGAAACAGTATAAATTAAGTATAACTTTAGGTGATAAAAGTTATGTTTGTAATAATATCAAAGACAATGACATTATAATTAAAGAGTTTGATACTTGGGATCAAGCAAACGATTATATTAATAATAATTACAAAAAAATAAAAGAAGGTAATAATTATAATTATTATATTAAAAAACCTAAAAATATATTAGTCGCATTTGAGTGCCAAATTGGTGAATACCAACATTTAGACTACAAGCTTTTTAATAAGAAAAAAAGCGCGTGGGGATATTGCAAAGAATTTTGGGGTATCGATAAAAAAGATAGTAATTGTTTGGGTGATGAAACATTTTGGGACAATCATATGGAAAATGCTATTTCAGTTTATTCTGAAACAGAATTAACGGATCAACAAACTAAAACATTAAAAGATTTGGGGGTGATATACTAATGCCTAGAAAAATAAAAAAGAGTTTAAAAAAAGATTTAATATGGGCGTCTGGTAAATACTTATGCACGTTCCTACCAGATGATTTTGATAAATGGTCAGATCGCAAGCTTAACAATTTTTTAGAAAAAAATGCATGGGAACCAATTGAATTTTGGCCAGCAAAAGATATTTGGGAAGAGATTGAAACCTTAGCCCTAAGTGTAAATGAGTATAAAAAACAATAAGAGGTAAAAAATGACAGGTGAAGACAATTTTATAACTAGAGATATGCTAACACCAGAAAGCTATGAAGGAAACAATTACGCGGAAGGTAATGCAGTTATGTATGATTTACAAAACGGTAAATCAAATGTAATAGCCTTCTGCAATGATAATATTACGGCAAAAGGAATTGCTGAGGCGTTAAATTTATTGGATAATTTAGAGGGTGATGGTATAGAAACAAAGTGACATTTACATTTAGACACCCGAACTACTACAAAGAACTAAAAAAGAATCAACCACCAAGCGATGAGAAAAAAGAAACAGAATCTTCAAGCGAACAAGCGACAGGTGCAAGCGAAGAAGACAAACCAGAATCTACAAGCGCAAGCGATTGATGTCCTTCAAACAATAAATGTTTATTCTTATGTTCTACAAGAATAAATGTATTCTTGGGATGCTTAACGTGAAAAGCTATTTGGTGCGGGGACAAGCGAACTTTATTACCGCTAGCAACTTTTAATTCTACAGTGAAAAAGTAGCCGTTAGTATTGTAGCCCAATAAATCAGGAGTCCCAAGTAAGCTATAATTTTCAATTCGAATCCAAGAAATAGTTTTAGAAATGCTTTTAAGTTTTTTATAAAGTTTAGTTTCTGGGCCCACTGTCTCATTAATAGTCTTCTTGTAGTTTTTCTGGCAAGATAAGACTAGATGGTTTCTCAGTTTTAAGCACCAATCTATGTGAATTATGGCCTGGTTGACCTATGATAGGATGAGCATTTTCATGTACTTCCA